GCAACCGACCAGATCATAAGACAAACGGTCCGGGGGATCCGGGAGACAATAACTCCGAAAGACAAATTAAAGAAACAATCGGCCCGACAACTGGGAGAATCCACATCCCTTGTGGATAACTTGTGGACAATTTCCGCATTTAAAAAAACCTTAGTCGAGACATTAGCCGCCACCGATAAATTGATAAAACAGACCACTCGAGCGGTCCAGGAAACTATAATGGTAACCGACTCCTTGGCCACTAAAATCAAGACGGCCATGAGAAAAGGAGTAACAATGCTCCAAACTATGAAAAAGAGCAAAAATCTGCTACAATCAAAGAAAGACACAACCAACCTCGAAAGCAAAAAGGACAAGAACGATAAAAATATATTAAAATAATATGAAAACCCTACTCGCTCCAACCGAACAATTTATAAAACAAGAACGCTCCCGGCTTAGAAGCAAGGTCACGGCCGGAAGCGACAAAACCATCGAGGTGGATAATCTGGATGGATTCGAGACGAACGACTTTATAGTGATAGGACACGAAGGATCGGAACTCTGCGAAATGACTCAAATAACCAGCGTAAACAGCCGGAAAGAAGCGGTAGTGTCCACCATAAAATTCAGCCACCCGGAAGGAACCCCTCTAACTCAATACCGATACGACCAAAGGAAATTCTATGGGGCCACCTCCAAGGATGGTACTTATTACGAATTGACCACCAACGGAAGCCCCAAGACAATACAAGTGGACGATCCCCAAGGAACGCAACTGGAATACGCCGGATCCGAGGAATACACCTACTTCAAGGCCACTTATTACAACAGCAACACCGACGAGGAAACCAGTCTCGCCGACGCCGAAGCAACCCTGGCGGACGAAACCAAGAGATACACCTCGATCTTTAATATCCGGAAACACGCCGGACTGGTGGACAATCCATTCTATCCGGACTTAAGAATTGAAATAAAAAGGAAGCAGGCGGAAAGCGAAGTCGACTCCTACCTGCTCCGAAGATACGACCTGCCCCTGGACGAGATCCCGGGATTGATCGAGCAAGTGACCACCGCCCTGGCCGCCGGATACATTGACTTTGAAGAATTCGGCAAAGACGGAGAAGGAGTCAAGTGGCTAAGCGAAGCCAGGTCAATACTAAAGAAACTGGTAGACGGTAAGCAGGCCTTGATAGGATCCGACGGCAAAGAGCTGGCCAGACAGACCAAAGCCGGAATGGCCGGAGGATACCCGGACGAAAACACAGACGGTCCGAAATTTATAATGGATCAAAAGTTTTAATGTATGGCATTAACATTATCTTGGGAAATACAAGGAGAAAGACAGCTCTCCCGGCGTCTCCGGGGGATAGGCAATGAAGTCAAGGACTGGCGCCCGGCGTTTGAAGACGCCACCAGAGAGCTGAAAGAGATATTTGCCAACGATGTATTCGCCACCCGGGGGAAAGCTATAAATGAGAATTGGAAACCACTTTCCCCGGTGACAATAGCCCAGAAAGCAAGAGAGGGATACCCGACTGATCCATTGATAAGAACAGGAAAAATGAAAAACAGCTTCGAGGCCCAGGCGTCCAGTATGCACGGCGTCATTTGGAATTCGGTCTCCTACTTTAAATACCACCAAAGCAACCAATCACGTAAAAAATTGCCGAGAAGGGCAATGATGAAACTGGGAGAACAGCAAAAACAATTAGTCGTCAAAACCTTTCATACCCATTATATGCAGAAATTAAACCGAGCATAATATGTCAAATGAATCAAAATACAAAGATCCGGTCATCAAAAAATACTTTGATCTGCTCGACCAGACCATGCCGAACGTCTTCCGGAGATACTACTACGGCGATCCGATCAAGATACCAAGCTCGCTCCTCCCGGCCTGCATAATAGCCAAGAGAAGCACCCGGATAGGACAGCACAACAACGTCGAGGACGAACACGACATCCGGTTATTGCTCACGGTAATAACCGACATCCGAGGGGACATAGACAGCGAAGCCGGAAGCGATGGACTTGTAGCGGGAGTCAATTCCTTGTATAATATAATAGAAGGGAGAGATGAAAACTACGAACTCAAGGCCGATACTATCCTGGGAACCCTCCGGGGTAACATAGACGTCGATCAAGAACTCGGACTCTGGACCGATCTGGGAGAAATAACCAGCGCCGACTACGGAATGGTAATAGGAAAGAGGGATCCGGAGGCCTGGTCCGTCGAGGGAGAGGTCGACTTCATTGCTAAATTCCATCAGATTAGATAAAATTCAAACAATATGAAAAAAGTAACATCCCACAAAGAAATCGAATTCCCGGGACTTAACTGGGGAATCAAAGCCGGGGAAATAAAAGAACTCCCCGAAGACAAACAGGCCCAGGAAACCATTCTGGACCACCCGGCCGTCGCCCAAATCGACGAGCCAAAATCCTCCCCAAAAAGCGAGGACAAGAAAGAAGAAGCGGAGCCAAACGTCGATACGGCTCCTGAACAGGAAGCGAGCGAGGAGGATGAATTATAAAAAATAACTACATAAATTATGACAAAAGTAGCAGGAAGACAAGTAGAGATAGGGGTCGGGATAGAAAGCACTCCGGGAACGAGTGTTACCCCGACCGTCTATCCTCAATGGAATGATTTCTCGCTTCAAGCGACAGCCGAGAAATCCAATTTTAACTCCGCCCGGGGGATTAGACACGCCGTGTCCGATTCCAGAATCAGACGCAAAATGGGAGAAGGAAGTATAGGTGTCGTTCCCAATGTGCAGATCGCTCCTTATTTATTCGACCTGGCCCTGGGAGTATTGAACACCAGCACCGTCGACGGAGAAACAAGCGTTTACGACCATACATTCACCACCCAAAATGAAGGATCGGCCATGAAAACCGGAACTTTTGTAGTAAAGCACGGGGGAGTAGTGACCGAAGAATACACCAACGTCGTGGCCAATTCTTTGAATTTGGAAGTAAGCGACGACTGGGCGACCATGACCGCCGAACTTTTATCTAAATTCCCGACGACCGGGCAATCATTGACGGCCAGCTACACCAAGGAAACGCAATTCAATTATTCCGATTTGACGGTTAGATTCGGCTCCGATCTATCAACCGCCGAAAACGCCACCGCAAAGCCCCTAAAAGGATTCACCCTGAACATTAACAATAACGTCATGACCGACGAAGCATTTTTATCTGGTAGTAATGAACCGGTAGATGGAGGATTCGTCGCCGGAAACCAAGAGGTCACCGGAAGCTATACTCTGCAATTTGAAGATACGACAGAACTGGAAAAATACAAGAATAATACCAAAGAGGCGGTTATTGCTCAATTCACCGGCGCGTCCATCGGAAGCGCCGAAACCGAAAAGATAACTATACAACTCGGACGATTGATATTGACCTCACCTCCGAAGGAATACAACATGGACGGCTTAATAATCTTAAGTCAGGAATTCACGGTCGAACACGACTCCACCGACGGAAACATAACCGCCGTGGTCACCAACGAGGACGACGGGACTAATTACTAATAAAAATATAATTAACTTATTGAATTATGTCTGACGAAAGCCAACAACAAGAACGACCAACTCATACCATAACCACATCCAACGGTTATAAGATCGAACTCAAAGATTGGATCACCGGCAGAGAAGAAGACGAGATCCAAAAGGTATACCTGGACGCCATCGAAATGAAACAAAAGCAAGGAGTGGCGCAAGGTCAAAAAGGATCCGAGAACGCGGCCCGGAACCAACAACAAATGGAACAAGAGATCACCGGAATGAAAGGATCCCTCCAGATCGACGCCGAACGAAAGGCCATGGAAATGGTGGTCGTCTCGGTGGACGGACAGACCGACAAAATAGTGGATAATATTCTGGACCTTCCCCGGAAAGACAAAAACGAAGTAAAGGACGAAGTTAACAGAATAACCTCGGACAAAGACGAGGAGCAAAAAAAAAGCGAGCAAGAATAGTAACCGATTACATGGATGACCGCATCCGTGAAGAAATGCAGATCATAGTTATTTGTGAAAGGATGGGGTGGGATTTTTATACATACAAAGCTCAACCCCGCTGGTTTCTTAAGCTCATTCATGACAAATACAGCATAGACGCTCAGAAAGCGAACGAGGAAAAGAACAAGAACCAGCAACAAACAAAATACTAAAATCACAATATGGCATTAGGAGACAGCGAATCACTAAATATAATAATAAACGCCAAAGATCGCGCCAGCAAAGTGATAAACACAGTCCAGGGCAAGATGGAAAGAGCTGGACAGAAAATGCAGAGCATGGGGCAATCGATGACCATGGGAATGACCGCCCCGATAACGGCCGGAATAGGAGCGGCGGTCAATGAATTCTCCAAGTTTGAAGACGCCATGGTCGAGGTCGAGAAAGTGACCAATCCGGATACCGCCAAGGAGATGGACTCCGCGATAAAAGACATGAGTCAAACCATACCACTGGCCCGTACGGAATTAGCTAATATAACAGCCGACGCGGGCCGTTTTGGTATTGAGGGGACGAAGAACATTAAAAGTTTTACAGAAACCGTCTCCAAAATGACCATAGCCACCGACCTATCAGCCCAGGAAGCTGGTGAGGCGTTCGCTAAATTGGGAGAATTGACCGGTACCCCGACGGAAAAAGTCGGGAATTTAGGGTCGGCAATAAATGAATTATCAAACAACGCCGCCACCAGCGCCGGAGAGATAACCGACAACATGCTCCGAAGTAGTGCCTCCTTAAGTCAACTGGGATTAAGCAATACCCAAATGGTGGCCCTGTCCGGAACAATGAACGAGGTGAGCGACAGCTCGGAAAGAGCCGGAACCAGACTCCGAAGTTTTGCCCAAAGCATGATGGATCCGGGAAAAGCGTCCGACGTGGCCGGAGCATTGGATATGAACGTGGATAAATTTAAAGAACTCCGAGACGAAAATCCGGCGGGAATGATCCAAGAATTGGCCGAAATAATGGAGACCGGAGGAGCAAAATCCGAGAAACTGCGTGGAGCGTTGGATAATATATCAACGCAAGTATTGTCAGCCCTGGGACCGAAAGTAGAAGACTTCGGAGGAGCAATGAGTCTGACCGCTGAACAATTCGAAAAAAACACCTCCCTGGAAAAGGAATTCGAAGCGGCCAGCGACACTTTGTCGTCCAAGCTAAAAATAATGATGAACCAGCTCAAGAATGCCGGGGACACCATAGTCAAAGCCCTGCTCCCATACATCGAAAAAGCGGTCAAATGGATCCGGGACATGGGACAAAAATTCGAAGAACTGTCACCAAGCACTCAAAAATTTATAGCGATCGCCGGAGTCCTGGCGGCCGCCCTGGGACCGATCCTAATGATCCTGGGAGGAATAGCGTCCGGAATAGCCACTCTCCTCTCCCCGGTCGGAATAATAATAGGACTGTTCGCGGCCCTGGCGGCCGGAACGGCATACCTCATAGCGAACTGGGACCGAATCTCCCAACACCCGGTAGTCCAAAAGATCTGGGGAATTTTAAAACCATTACTCAAGGCGGCCGGAGAGGCATTCAAAGACCTTGGAGAATCCGTAATGAAACTATGGAAAGCAATCTCCCCGGTCCTTCTCCCTGTTTTGAAAGTCCTGGGAGCGATCATCGGAGGTGTGATAATGGGAGCCATTGCGGCTTTAACCGGAGCCGTCAAATTAGTGGCCTGGCAAATAGATCAATGGGCCATGGCCATAGAAAATACCAAGAAAATAGCCAAGATCGCCTGGGAGGCGATAAAGTCCGGATTTATTTCTTTAAAAGACGGACTGGTAGCGGCCATCCAAAAAATGAAAGCCGTCTGGGATAAAATCTGGGGAGGCATAAAAGCGACAGCCATGGCGATCGTGAAATTTATCACCGGAAGCATACTCCTCATGCTTGATAAATTCTTCCCCGGCTGGCAGGAACGACTGAACAAAATAATAAATTTCTTTAAAAAGATATTCGGAGCCATGAAGCAATTCACCATAGAGATCTGGACCGGAATCAAAGAATGGCTCAATAAATACGTAAAAGAAAAAGTCGGAGGAGCGATAGAAAAAGGACTGAACTGGATCAAAAACACCTGGGAAGGTATGTGGAACGGAATCAAGGATTTTATGGGAGGCGTCATGGAAGGAATAAAGAACAAAATCAAAGGACCGATAGAATGGATCAAAGAAAAGATCCAAAGCGTAATGGATCCGATAAAGAACATAGGAGGAGCAATCAAAGGATGGGCCGGAAGCGCCGGAGACGCCATCGGAGGATTTGCTGATAAAGCAATGAACAGATCTCCTTTCCAGCACGGAGGTATAGTGCCGGGACCGATAGGAACACCCCAGCCGATAATGGCCCACGGACAAGAAAAGATCATCCCGGCCAATCGAAGCGAGGCCAAAGGCGGGGGAGGAAATGTGAACGTGACCATAAGCAACATACAGGTGGGAAGCTCCGACGACATCCCCAAGATAAGAGAGCAGGTCGAGGAGGCGTTCCGATCCCTGGCAATAAACAATAAAATAAGCCCATAATATGGCAATCTCGGTAACAATCGGAGGAAAGGACTTCACCGGCCAATACCAGACCGGTTCTATTGTAGTGAGCGAACAACTGGCCAACAAAGCGAACACCTTAAGTATTGCCATTATTAAAAAACCGGGAGAGGACGCTCCCCAAGAGGGAGAGGAGATAGTGGTCAAGGACGGAACCCGGATACTGTTCGGAGGATACATCAGCAAATCGGATCCGGAGGAAACCGGCAAAGGACAGCTAATGAAATACAAGATCGAGGGGACCGACTACACCTACATCCCGATAAACAAGAACGCCCAAAAGGTATACCACGACCAAACCCTAAAACAGATAGTGGAAGACCTGGTGTCGCTTTACATAGACAGTGGCTACGGAATAACCACGAACAACGTGGAGATCGGGCCAACAATTACCACCATAGCATTCGACCACATCCCCCTCCGGAAATGCTTTGAGAAACTCCAAAAGCTGACCGGATACGTCTGGTGGATTGATTATGAAAAAGATATACACTTTGTAAGCAAACAGACCGAGAGCGCCCCGGAAAAAATAACCAGTGACAGCCAGAACTTCACCCGGGTCAAGATCACCCGGGATACCTCCCAGGTCAGGAATTCCATAGTGGTCCAGGGAGGACAACAAGAAAGCTCCTCCTCATTCGGACAAGTATGGGAAGCCGACGGCGTGGAAAGAGAATGGATCCTCCGAAGCCCCCCGGCCACAATGGTCTCCATTGAGATAGACGACGGCTCCGGATACACCTCCAAATCATTCGGAGTGGATCCGTTGGACGAGGACGCGGACTATTATTTTATGTTTAATTTTCAAGAGAAATACGTCCGAATGGCAGAGCAGGAAGCGACACCGGCCGCCGGGACCAAGATCCGAGCGACATATTATTATTACATCCCGATAATCGTCCAAGTGAAAGGAGCGACCAGTATTGACGCCATGAAAGCCCTGGAGGGGGGAGACGGAGTCCACGACTACACCATTACCGACACCAGCATCGAGAGTAAGGTAGAGGCCAGAGAAAAAGCCCTGGAAGAAATAAGAGAATACGGCAACCCGACGGTCAAAGGACAGATCAATACCCACTCCCTGCTCCTGCAAAGCGGGTCGGTTTTTAAATCCGGCCAGGCCCTGACAATAAACCTCCCGGAATGGGGAATAAACGAAAACACCGTCTTCCTTATTCAAAAAGTAGAGATAACACCGTTTGAAAGCGAAGGCGAAATATACTACAATTATAATATAACCTTTGGAGGCCGACTAATGGGCCTCATGGAGCTGTTACAATCCAAAGCCAGCGAAGAGAAGATCATTCAAGGAAAGCAAGAAATAGACCGGATCGAAGCATTCGCCGAAAGAATAGACGTGGGGGAGTCCATAGCCCGGGACGCCTACCTGCACGAATTCGCCGAGACCATAAACATCAGCGAATTGTTCGAACAACACACGGTCACACCGCCCTGGAAATGGGAGGAACAGACAAGCCAGCCGGTCAACACTCGCTGGGATAACTTCGAATGGGCATAATCAAAAAATATGTTAAAAACTTTTAAACAAAAAACCGGAATCATTGGAAACTTTAAAGCGGCCATTTATAACCTGGACAATCCAAAGGCGCAACAGACAGAAAACAGGATCCTCCATTTGATCAGTTTAAAACACGAAAAATGGAAAGATCCGAAAGCATACAATGACCTCTACCAATACCTGATTCGGGAATTGAGGCGACTGGCCCTGGACCGGGAACACGAAATGAGCAACATAGTAGTGACCGAGGGACGCGCCCAGATCGCCCAAAGGATCACCGGCCTGCACGTGAACGACACGATAATAGACGACGGCGCCCTGGGGACCGGGACCACCTCGCCGACTAACAGTGACACTACCCTGGAAGCCGAGGTATTCCGGAAAGCAAAAGCCAGTGAAAGTACCACCGACAATACCGCTTTCATCGACTGGTTTTATTCCAAGGCGGATACCAACGGTACTTATGAAGAATTCGGAACTTTTATAAACGGTAGTGGTAGTGGCAATCCGGACACCGGGAAATTATTCTCCCGGTTTTTAACAGGTGGCTGGACCAAGTCCAGCGACGAATCAATGACCATAAGCGGACAATATACATTC